GGATCGCTACCAACGAACACAATCTTAATAGCAAATGATGAGAATGGTTTCAAGTTATTTGCTGTGTAAGCGTATTCAAGATAAGAATTCAGATCCTCGACAGATGGAGCAAGTGTCTTTTCACTCTTAGGAATAATATTGGAATTATTATCCGAAAGTCCTGTTCCGTTGAAATATTCCCAAGAAATATTATCAAAGTTCTCGGAACTTCCATCAGGTCTGATTTTATACATGACTTTCATGTTATTATTGCTAAACAAGTTAGCAGTAATCTTACAGTCAAGTGCGGTTCCAGGAGTTTCAAGAGTAACTTCTTTTGTAAGATATTTAGAAGCGGCAGATCCATTGAATGATTCTTCATCAACAAATAAGAATCCACCAGAACTTTCCGAAGCAGTGATAGTTCTTTGAGTCACAGGAGATGTTCCTGAGTTGCTATCATCAATGATATCACCAGCAACAAATAAATCCACGGTAGTCATCTTAACTTTAAGTGATCCTGTGCCAGAATCCCAACCGATTACAATACCAGATTTAGTAGTGATTGTTGAAAGAGTAGCGGAAACACCACCTTGACTAATAGTATTAGCAGCAATAAAATCACCAACAACATCAATCAATACTAATCTGCTGTTAATAAGGTCCACAGAAACAATCTGTCCAGAAGCACCATTAGTTTGTGTAAGTCTGCTGGCACTGTCCACAGTAGGTGTGAAATCACCACCACCTGGATTTGTATATGTAATAACAGTAGTGGATACTACATCAGGACTAATAGTGCTAACAGTATAATCTGAAGATGTTGGTACGCTCAATGTTTGTGAGACAGTACCGAATCTATCTTCATTTCCTGTTGGATTATCCATTCTGGAACCAATAGTGATAAGATTACATCTATTAACATCCAGGACAGGTGATACATTATCTTTTTCTGTTTGGAAAGAGATATTGTAAGTAGCAGAACTTCCGCCATTCAATAGTGTAGATTGTGCTCTATACACCTCGTTAATAGGAGAAGCAATTACTCTAGATTCCTCGAAGAAATAGTTATCATTTGGTGTAATGTTAACTGTAGGTGCTAGAGAATATTCATTGGTTACAGTAGAATCAACTGGTTTACCGAATGCTGTTTTAATGGACTGCGAAATAGTAGATGATGGGAATGAGAGAATAGAAATCTGTGGTGAGACAACTTGATACAACTTGTTAGTTGTTGCTCTAACTGCTGTTCCACCACCAGATCCACTTCCTGTCATAGCAACGTTAGCAGTGTTCCACAACGTGGAATCAATCTGAATACAATAATCATCAATACCAACATTACTTACGGAATGAAGTCCATTAATAAGAGTAGATGGAACACCAAAAATAGCATTTGTTGATCCAGCACCAATGACGTTATCTAAGATGACAACATCACCTTCCTTCATGCCATGATTAGGATGATTAACACGAAGAATCTTTTGATTAGAACCAAATAAAGCTGATGTGCCTAATGTATCATCAACAAAAATTGGGTTACTGGGAAGTTCTACATACTCTAAATCGTCATTCACAAGTTCAATTGTTGCAGTTGTAGAAGTAGAGAATACGCATCTGTTAACCTCGAACTTCAGATCCTCAATCGTATCCTCAGTCCATGCTGCTGAATTTTGTGACTTATAGATAGATCCTACATTAGGTTGATTTGCTGCTACGACTACACTATTAAGAATTTGATCACCAACTAAAGAACTATAAAGTGTGTAATCCTTGGAGGACGTAGTAACTACAATCGCATATGTAGCATCATTTTGTAAGTATACTGGAGATGGAAAATTAAATCTTGTTTTAATCGTAGCATCGGCAGAAGTTGAAATACCCATCCTAACAGCAGGATTAGTAATTTTAAATACAGCTTCAGCAGATGCTAATCCATCTCCGCCACCAATAATGATAGTTGGTGCTGTATAATAACCATTTCCTTTGTTGGTTACATCAATTTCAAAGATTTTGCCATTATAAATTTTAGGTGAGGCAGTTGCTGAAGTTCCAAAGATTCCACCCGTATCACCATTGATATTGATAGTAGTAGTCAGATCATCATATCCAGAACCAAAGGAAGTAACGCGAATTTTTTCAACTACACCAGAATCTTCATCAATATTAAAGGTAGTTGCTGTAATAGATGGAGATCTATTAACAAAGAACTCTTCCCCAGCGACAAATTCAATACCATTATGATTGGTGAGAATCAGATTATATCTTGTATTTGCTGAGGTTACAGTTAGATTAGACTTGATGGTTCCAATAGCACCTGAGGTTTTGCCAGTAATAGTTTCACCAGCAAGAAGAGTAATACCAGTTGGTACATCTGTGCTAATCTTAATTCTAAGATTAGTATCAGAATTCATTGTTACTTCACTGAAAGGAAGAACCTTTCTTGTGGGAATACCACCATTAGTCTCGGTCAGATAAACTGTAACTGGTCTATCTGTATCTTCTCCTGTAGGAATTGACTTATTAGCAAAGTATAAGTCAACACTTGACATAAACATACCTTCATCAAATCCACTAACTTTAAATGTCTGAGCAAGTGGATCTAAAAGACCTGTCTGATTAATATTGACAAGTGAGCTACCAGCATACTGAACTGTGTCGGAGTTTGAGACAGATCTTCTGCTAAGATAAGGAACTCTTGTAGATTGAATTGTTGTAGCGAATGTTTCTGGAAGACCACTTACAGTGTATGCTGCCTCAGCAAATGTAGAGACATTTTCACTGTTTCCGCTATTAGAAGAACTTGATGTCAATCTAAATGATTTATTTCCGACAATGAATGATCTTCTTGTACTTCCAGTATCATAGAAAGATCCAGGGGTGGAAGTTAAATCAATAGTTTTCTTACCCTTGATTGGTGCGTAACCATTGGGAACTAAGAAAATTCCACTTACATTGCCGTTATTATCTGTGATGATTGATTCACCGAATCCTTTCTCGGCATATCCAGCAATTCCTGTAAATGGTGATGTGATATTAGTCACATCATCTGGGTTAATCCATGATGAAACATCAATACCTTCAAAGAAAGCATATAGTCTAGTATTTGGTTCGAGTCCTTCAGCAACAAATTCAATTTGCTTACTTCTGATATAAGGATTGTATGGAACTGAAAGTACTTTCTGTCCTCTGTCAATTGTAGAAGACCCATATGGAGAAAGTCTATTTTGAGTACCATTTCTTGATCTAGATCTAGTCTTACCAGAAATAACCAGATCAGGATTTGAAGCAAATTGATTAGATGCTCCCACAAAATTAGTGGAGTTATTTAGCGCATATGATGGACAACCACACCAAGAAATTTGCCATTCATTCCAGAGACTACCCCAAAGATTATCATTATGATTTTTGATATTGTCAAAGACAGCATTTTCATTGACAATCAATTCTGGTGTGGTGTAAGTATCCTTCCATTCATCAATGTTAGGCGTTAAAGTTACAATACCAGAATATTTTGCTGACTTATCTGGGTTGATAGAAATAGTCTTTGTAGCATAAGGATTGCTAACCGTTGATTGTTGTGTGAATGGAAGAGTTGCGAGATCACCCTTTCTCGAATATCCACTAGCAGTTCTCTGTGGATCATTGATATTAGACTCTCTAAGTTTTGTTTGAGACGAAATAAAACTTGGTCTCAAAACACCAGTTTGAGTATCAATAGCACACTTATAATCAGTAGAGATAGTATTACCTACTCCATGACCCTCAAAGTTATCTACAAGAATGCCATTCTTGAATCTATCATTACCAAACTCATCTTTCACTTGACTATTAAATGTATCTTGCTCAAGAAGACTTAAGACAGTGTAGTATTCTAACTTTTCAATTCTTTTCTCAAGTTTACCAATATCGCGCATTGTATAGCGACGATTATCAAATGACTTAGATGTAATATCCTCAAGAGAATAAGTATAAGCAGGAATATTGATATGATAAAGCAAGATACCGTCAGACAACTCTTCTGGGGTCTGTGGGTTTAGTGATGGGGTTCCCTTGGCAACAGCAAATTTTCCAGATTTAGTAATATAAATCGAATCGATTCTATTCAAATAATACTCATATCCAGACTCAAAAGCAGTACCTGGCAATGCTAAGGTAGATGCTGATGAACCATTTCCAGTGAACTTCAGAGAATTTACAGTAACTTTATCACTGTAACCAGGGAGAACAGTTTCAGTGTCAAGACCAGTATAGTCAGAAACTCTTGGTCTAAAATCAACTACATCTCTCAATGAAACAGTTCCATATACACTTGATTCAAATGATGGAATATCCGTATAATTGATGTTAGTGTAGGAGTCAACTGTAAAGTAGTCACCTGTGTTTACACCACCAACATGCTTGAAATAATCAAATACTACAAGAAGTTTATTTGTAGGAACAATTTCTCCTGGTTTCAGATTAAGTCTTGCGAGATCATAGTGGGTATCTCTCTGTCCACCATCGAATGTAAAACGATCGGTAACCTCAACATCATTTCTAGTAGCATCAGCAGCAGTAGCTGACATGTAAACTGCTTTGAGTTTATATCCATCAGCATACTCAAGAGGAATTGAAGGATCTCCAAATCCAGTTCCGACATTATATTCTTGATCTTCTACAAGAACTTTAGTTTTTGGTACGGTATCTACCTTTCTAACAGGAGCAATTAACTTGTATGGAATATTAGCAAATGTTGCCCCTAAATCGATAGTAATAGATCCAGAACTTGCTCCAACTGTGACAGCACCAGAAAGATCCAAAAGATCTCCTGTATCTGGATTACTTAATACATAGTTCTCTGATGTGTAACCAAGGAACTGTTCGTTAGTTCCGACACTTACGCTAGCAGATCCAGCAGCATCAAAGTTACCAATGAATTCTTTTTGTACTGTATAATTGATATTAGTGTTGTTGGCATCAAGTACAAGAGTCTTTACATGCTTATTGGCAAGAGGATAGATCAGTGAGTTTGACTCTACACCAGAAAGTTTAGAACGAACTCTAGCAACTTTCTTCGCACTGAAGTTAGATAAGACTGCTCCATAAACATAGATTCTAGCAGTATTGGTAGATCCATCAGGTGTGGCAAATCTAACGATATACTTTCTAGTTACACCAGTATTATCTACAATGGAAATATTGTCACCAGATACTAAATCAAGATCTGGTCTAGAACCAAGGTTGTCAGCAGTGATAAAATAATCACCTTCCGACGCAGTAAATGTTTCTCCACCATCAATATAGAAAGTAGATTCTTCTGAAGCAATATCGCCCGCAAATGTATTGCCAGTGGTAGCATTAAAGAAACTCTTAACAAAAGACGAATCATAATTAATGACCGTACTATCATTAAGGTTAGCAATTACCTGACATCCATAACCGTTTGTAGCAACAACCTCAACAACAGGAGCAGTTGTGAATGTACCAATAGCTTCTCTAGCCTCAGCAGTTAGTGTAATAGAACGCAGTTCATTGTTAAGAACAGTAATATTAGATACTCCAATATCAGAAAGACGGTTTACACCATTGATATTAATGGCAGTAACATCTCCAGATGGATCAGCATCATAATTTTGACCAAAGGATACTGCCTTAAAATCAGAGATAGTACCTTCTTGTGATACAAAGTTATATGGAGTTGTAGTTCCATCTTGTTCAGATAAAAGAGTTTCTCCTTCAGCAAACTCACCAATTACACCAGACAAAATGAGTTCGTTTGTATCTGAAAGAAGTTGTTCTACAATACCTCTAGCGTTACTAGTCTGTCCAGTAATAAATTTACCTACACTGAAGTTCAGAGGATTCTTACAAGAGATCTTAGTGAAATATTCTACTCCAAAAAGTCCTAGTTTAAATAACGCAGATTTACTATAAACACCAGAAGTAGAAGTGCCTGATAAGAACTTAAATGATTTAGTCTTACCAATTCCAACAAAAGGCGTAGAAATTCTCTCTGCTGTCTTAAGAGTTGCTGATACTCCACCTCCAGATAATGGTTCACCAATTGAAAATCCAACAGAAGATGGTTTGGTTACAATAGCAACTGCTTCTGTATTTGATGCGTTTAAAACATAATATCTAATCTCTCCATTAATTGCTCCATTAGTCCAGTTAGTTCCTACAGGAGGAATTGTAGTGGCAGATGGTGATTCGAGAGTAAGAATCCAGAAATTTTCTGCTTCTGGGGCAGTTTCATCCAAGTTAGCAGTGGTGTCACCGAAAGCAATATCACTAAACCTATCATAAAATTTCAATTCTTGGAAAGCATTCGTACTTAGCAGTCCAGTACCAGTAAGAGCAGCAGACTTACTTTCAACGTCAGGGAATGAAAGAATATTCTTTACAGTATAATTTGAACCCTCTGATGGAGTTACTGAGTTATTTTCCTGTGTCTCACTATCTCTTGCTTTATCTACATCAATATACCTAGTTGATGTAGTCTCAATTTCATAACCTTTGACATATGCCTTGCCTGGTTCTAATGATGCTACAAATTTAGACTCAGATCCTCCCTGAGCGGCAGTGTATACGCCATTATTAGATTGAGAAGAAAGATGCTCCTTAAATCCTAATAAGAAATCTTTTACTACATAATCTCCAGATTCATCAAAAGTTCTTCTGGCAAGTACATCATCAATTAAACCATTAGCGGAGACAAGTTCTACAGTTGCGTTACTAACTCCATTCTTGATGGAAAGCAACTGTACAAAATCTTTTTGCTCTGGAGCATCAATTGGTCTCTTAACCAAAGATACAGTCATCTTCAGTCTATGTGCTCCAGGAGCAGCAAAGTTAGAATAACCCTGAGCATTATCAAGCAAAGAAAAATCTTCTTCTGGTGTAATGAGTTGCTCGGATACAACAAAACCTACTTTATAAGTCGGTTCATTCCCATATTTGTCAAGAATTACAGTTTCATCATCATTCTTAACAAGAGTACCGTTAATAAAGTAAACACCCTCCCTTACAGATACAGCAGAACCATACCCCATGGCATTGCTGTTAGTTGGTTTTACATTTCCAGTGATACCAACAATTGCTGTTGGAGATCCTGCTGAATTGGCAGTAATTGTCTCGCCTTCGCTAAAAGTGACTGATGCGTTATCTGTTCCTCCATCTTCATACTTAACAAATAAAGTTGCTGAATCAGTCGTATTTGCCGCTGTGGCACTAAGAACGGTAGCAACTACCCCAGAACTATTACCAGTCATTTTTTTACCGATATAATCGGTAATCTGTAAATTATTGGTAAATGAACTTACTTTTACATAACTATACTGTCTATCAACAATAACTTCCCCAGGGACAACAACAGATCCTTGCTTAAAGTTTGCTTTAGCAAGGCTTTCAACCTGATTTTGTAAAATAGATTGTAGAGTAGTTAACTCTCTAGACTGGATAGAATATCCAGGTCTAAAGAGCACTCTATAGAAGTTACTGTCCTGATCAAAATCGTCAAAATATGGAGCTTTATTTAGATTCGTACTCTGGGGCATATTACTAAGCTAGAATGGGATTTGACCTATGATATATATCAGAATTCTACGACCAGTTTTACGTCCTCGATCTGATCAATTGAACGAGAGACAGTTCTTCTGTTTTCTACATACAGAATATCGCCAGTATACTTTTGAATCTCAGGTGCTGAATAACCATTGGCGAAAGTTAAGTTGGAAGTAGTCAAGCTATATGTGGTATCTGGAGTCTCAACTGATCCAGAATCTGCTCCAGTGATAGCATTGCCACCAGAGAAAGGAGTAAGGTCACCGCCCTGTGCGCCAGTAGCAATATGCTCATAGCTACTCTGATAAACTTTCAAGATCTTGGTGCTTGAATCCCAAGAAACGACCTTTCCAGAAGCTCCTGTTGTTGTTTGTGTAACAATTTCATCAACATTAAATGAAGCAACAGTTGCTGATGGGAACTTAATCGCGGTCAACCCATTGTAGGTAGATCCTGTAGCAGCACCGCCACCAGACTCAAGAGGATTGCGAAGAATACCAATTCTTCTGAAGTCAGTATCAACAGGGAACTCAAGGTTCTCGTCATATTGAACTCTAGAGTTAATCATGACACGCTTAGTGCCAAGTTCCT